TATATCAAATAAAAATATAAATAAAAAACATGTTATGTAATAATAAGCCATGACAACTAAAAAAAATACAACCTCTAATAACACATCATTGGATTTAAAAAAATATCCTATGGTAAGCATTTGTACACCCACATTCAATAGACGCCCTTTTTTACCTTATATTATTAAATGTTTTGAGAATCAAACTTACCCTAAGGAGAGAATGGAATGGATTATAGTAGACGATGGTACAGATAAGGTAGAAGACATATTTATTAATGTCCCTCGAGCGAAATATTATAGATATGATACAAAACTGTATCTAGGCAAGAAGCGTAATATAGCAAATGAAAAATGTAGTGGTGATATTATTGTTTATATGGATGATGATGATTACTATCCTCCTGATAGAGTGAGTCATGCTGTGGAAACTCTACAGAAAAATCCACAAGCATTGTGTGCCGGTTCAAGTGAAATGTACCTTTATTTTAAACACATTCATAAAATGTATCAGTTTGGTCCATATGGACCAAATCACGCTACGGCCGCGACATTTGCTTTTAGGCGTGAATTATTAAACATTACGAGGTACGATGAAACAGCCGCTTTAGCAGAAGAGAAACATTTTCTAAAAAATTACACTATTCCTTTTGTTCAATTGGATCCTATGAAGTGTATATTGGTGTTTTCACACGTACATAATTCTTTTGATAAGAAAACTTTATTAGATCAAGGGGGTAATAATCCATATGTCAAAATTTCGGATAAAAAAATAGAGGATTTTGTAAATGAGTCTGATGTTAAACAATTTTTTATGGAAGACATAGATATTTTATTGGATAATTATTTTCCTGGTAAGCCTGAAAATAAACCTGATGTTTTAAAACAAATTGAAGAAATAAAAGAAAAGAGAGAGGAAATGATTCGTCAACAACAAACTAACCTGAATCAATATAATGATATACTGCGAAAATTAAATATTGAAATAGATGGAGCGGTTGTTAAAAATCAAAAACCTATGCCAGATGGTAAAGTCGCAATTGATCCATTAAAAAAAATCAATGAAATGAATATGGTTATTAATGAATTGATGCTTGAAAATAATCAACTAAAAGATAAGGTAAAATATTTTGAAGAAAAAATAAAAAAAATAATTTGCGAACAAATTGAAACAAAAAAGAAATTGGTTGAGATTGAGAAGAAAAATGTAGAGATGTGTGGAGATGAAATTCCGCGTCCACCCCCATCGTCTCCATCGTCTCCATCGTCTCCATCATCTTAACCTCAATCCATAACCATTATCAGAGTAAAATGTTAATGATGTAAATCAATATAAAGATATTTATTATTATATAATTACATATAAGATATTATATAATAACATGCTCTCTGACGATAGATTTGATCCCACCCAAGAAAATGATTTTATGATGGATTTACAAAATAAAGAGATAGATAGAGTAAAATCTTTAGATAGCGGGTACGGGTGTGTTTATAGATACAAAACAAATGGAATTGGTAAAAGGGTAAAGGTTGATTGTTATACTTCTGGTGATTGTGGAACAAATATCCGAAACGGCGAAACTGGTGAATATTATAAATTGAAAGTAGGTTCAAAAGATGAAGATCGATTGTTTAAAATATCTCTTGCTAATGGAGAATTAAGAACTAAAAATGGAGGATCTATTCTTTTTTATGATAGTCCTGAGCAATGCGAACGACATTTGTACCATGTAATAAGCGATGATATGAAAGAAAAATGGTTGGAAAAACGATCTCTTTATTTACAAGAGATACAAGATCGCAAATTAAAACAGTGAAACAGTGAAACAGTGAAACATATTAACTGTAAATAGCAGAAACGACTCTGGAGTTGTCTTTTCTAGCATATCTACTTTTTTCATAGTCAAATACGCCAAAACACCGTATTAGAAAACGATCGTCGCCGTCGTAACGAGGCGAAAATGATGAGCGTCCATGTACAGATCGTCTATTGTCTATTATAATCATTTCCCCTGGTTGTATATTATGTTGATACCTATATAAATAATAAATATCAACAATTTTTTTGATAATAGCGTTAGCTTCTTCATTTATTCCAATCATTAAATCTTGGTCAAAAATCAACATTGGATTATCATATGAACCATAAATAATAGGAATTGGTCCGCGAATTTCACCATCTATGAATTCTTTTCCGTACAATTTGAATGACAGATCGACGCCTATTTTCCAAAGAGGTTGTCTAAGAAGACGATTCTCGTGATCTGATAAATTGTTAATTATACTTCGTATTGGAAGTATATATGTGATTGCTTTTGGATCACCACGAAGACAAGCTAAACTAAGTAGATCTGGGCGTAATTTGGAAAAAGCTTGTTCTGTATGAATCTCCAATTCCGTATTGCTACCAATACTAGTTTGTTTTGTTTCCATGTTTTTTACAGGAACTATATCTTGAAATAATCTACCATATCCTTCTGCTTCATAAGCTATCAAATCCGCGATTGTATGGATTAAAATACTTTGGGTCTTTGCTGTTATTGTTGTTTCTCCCACTTTGGAATTATTATCACATGGGGTTTTGGGTATTCCATTGGTTGCGTTGGTTGCGATTAAAATGTAGCCTTGTTCATTACCATTTTCTTTGAAGCATATCAATGACTTTTTTATGCGGTCCGGAATATATTTAGATAGTTCTTTACATTGTTCACAGAATAATTCTTGTTGCGACGACGGATTTGCTGTTATTTCTAAAGCAAGATTTGTCAATACAGTAATCTCATGTTTGGTTAACTCTATTGAATCCATCAATAAAAACTAATAAATTATCAAATGAATAAAATTTTTATATTTTTACAAAAAACAAAATATAAAAATATAGTGTGAATCTAAATAATGGCAGGATTTATTTTATTATTATTATTGTTTCAAAACTTTATTGACATAAATACAAGTAATAGTAATAGTAGTGGTAACAATACTATCAAAAATGAAAACGCCGGATATGATAATAGATTTGAGCACAAGAATGATTTTGATATTGAAAAAATTAATTCTATCAATACCAATACAATTAGAAAGCGGTTATTGGGGAAATTATTGGATACAAATGTCTCGATACATGAAAAACAAAATGTACTAGATGAATGTATTGCTAATTATATGATAAATAATTCAAACCGAATACTTAGTCTTGATTTGACAGCCGGAAATTTATTCAAGGATTTTGATTTTGAATTCGATTTTGAAGATGGAGTCTAAAACTCCATATCGATATCATTTTCTAAATCATTATCATAATTACACTCGACTTCGTTGTATTTATCAACTGTATCAGGAGCGTTTTCTTTAATGTATTTCTCTAAATAGCGATAAACCCTATTAATATCTAATTTAGTAATTTCATAATTTTCAAACAAATTACCAAGTTGTGTCTCATCATATTTATTTTTTAATTCATAAAAAAAACAAAATAAATCCTTTTTATCCATTCCCAATTGCTGACATAGATCTTGAATAAAAATCGAATTATTATATTCAGTTGAATATTTAGTTAATACTTTTGTAAATCGGATTTCATGATTTTTAGTTTTACTGGTACTATTCAACTTACATATTGCTTTGTTTTTTACATTTTGTTTTTCCATGAATACATGAAATGCTGCGTTATTTTTGAATGTCTTCAATAAACTGCTCATTTCATTAAACTGCCATATTTGTTTTTGAAATGTGATTCTGTCAATATAATCAGCAAAACAGATATTTTCTAATTGTTCTATGTAAAAAGGAATCGCCTCTTTTTTAGGTATGTTCTCAATGACGTCGATAATATTTTCATGCCACAATAATCCGACGCTTGTTCTATCCGTCTCATTCATAATGTTATTATGTTGATGTATATTATACGAATTATTCAACAATTTATCTGTTATCTTTTTAGTGTCATCATTATATGATTTCAATTGAAAAATATTTTCAATAATATTCATATTGAAAAATAAATCCGGTTTGTTTTTGTATACATTATAAATGTTATTCAATTTTCTTAGATCGCCTTGAACATAAGATACCATTTTATTTTTTATGTTTATTTCCATTTCTGGTATTAGTTTATCGATTATACTTGTTATTTGTATTCCTGACGGTGTTTTCAATTCAATAACATTACAAACCTTCATCAATTCCTTAATTTTTTTGTCTACGCGATAGTTTCCAATACAAATTATTGGATTCATCGTAATTTCCTCCATTTTCTGTTTTTTGGTTTTTTTAGGACGTATTAATTTTATTAATGTATTGATTCCGCCTTTATCGCCGTTATTCATACCATCTATTTCATCCATAATAATTGCTAATTTTTTGATTTTTTTATTAAAAAGACTCATGATATTTTTATCGGACATATTATGTTTTGTGATCTCTTCCAAAACGCTTTTATTTCGAATGTCGCCCGCGTCGTAGTTAATAATATCATAATTCATTTCATTTAAAATTTTAGTAATAAACGTGGTTTTTCCTGTACCAGGTTCACCGTATATATAAATACCTTTTTTAATCAATAGATCATTTTTATTGTTGTCAAAATTAATTAACATTTCTTTAATTAATTTTACGTTTTCTTCTCTTTCGAGAATTTGATTCATATTTATGTTTTCCATCTTATATGTATGAAAGTATTCTTTTTATGCTGATTTTGACACAAACAGTGTAGTTTTAGAGATTTATTTTGTCATATATTCCCATATATTCCCATGTATTCCCATGTATCAATTATAGTTATTTTTTTTTGTCGTGAACCAATCAAAAAAATTGCTAGAATTTGTAGTTGAATCGGATGGTTGTTGCGAATTACATGGATTATTTACACCGTAATTAATACCATCCCATGCTAAATTACAGTTATTTGCCCACGTATATTTCGCACAATTACCATTTGATCCGACATATGGTGCGACATTAAAATCCATGATTAAGTGTTTATTACTTGAATTAGGCTGGCAAGTTCCTAAATCTCTTACATTTATACACTTTGTATTATTACCAGATCCGTCAATTAACCAATAATCTGGACAGCTTGGAACTAGTGGAGGCCATGAGATACTTCTTGAATTGTGTATTGCTAAACCAATACTGATGAAAGTTATGATTAAAATAATAGAGGCTGAAAATAAAATAATTTTTTGAAAACCATTCATTCTTATATTATATATAAATAAAAATTATAAATTTTTCTATTTACCTATTATAAAAATGAACAAAATAAATAATGGAAGAGTAGATATTAGATCACCTGATACCAATAAATTGTTTACGATGTTTGATAAAATACCAGCAAATCAATGTGTAACATTTAGGAATCCTACCGAAGGTTTATGGGATGAAACAACCTTATCAAGAGCTTTTTTTAGTGAAAGTAATATTAGAATTCTTCAAAATGGAATAAGAGCGGGTGTATATGAGAGATCAAATGGACAGTATTTGATTGGCCCACAAGATTGTGATCCTTTGAAAATTATCATGCGAAGTTTTTATTTACAATATTCTGCGAATCAACCTAACCATGTTACACAACAAGTAGAAGAATTGAATAAAATTGTTTTGAATTATTGTATTCAACAAGTGTATGGTGAAGCACAGAGCTACATTAAATATATCGATGATGTAAGTACTTTAGCTATACCGATTGCTCATCCGGTGATGGCAAGTAATACTGATCGCACCATAGAATTCAAGAAATGGTTTTCATGAATAAATAATATTTTTAGATATGTATATATAAAAATATATGAGTTTTATACAAACAATACTTCAAGTTCAATGGCAACAATATAATCCAGGAACTGATTACTTTGGTGGTGGAGGAGGAGGTTATTATCAACAAACTGATTTGACTGTAAATTCTTTACTAGCAACAAACAATGTTTTACTTGTTGGAGCTTATTTTAATAATACTGGTAGTGGTTATTATTTTACAATGGTTAATGTTAGTAATACAACTGGTGGAGGCGGTGGTGTTTATTTTAATATACCTTGGAATGGTGTAGGTAATTATCCGGTTGTTTCTGTTACTTCATCTCCAACTTTAGAATATGTGTATATTAATTACCCAGATACGTATGAAGCGAACCAAACTGCTAAATCTAATACCACTATAACAAGTCTAACATTTGATCCTTTGATCGGAAATTGTGGTACCAATAATGCGTCAATAGATTTGTGTGGAAATCCAATTTGTTTTAATACCATTTGTATTAATAATACTATTGATAGTCAGGCCTTTATGTCATACGCTATAGGTGGTGAATCAAGTACTACTAATCAATCCAATATCTATTTTTGTAATAGTTTGCCATATTCTACAACATATAATAAGAGTGCTCCAGGCATGCTTATCCAGAGTAATGGCCAGAGTACTGGAATCTATAATTTTAATTTAACTTCATCATCATGGCAAAATATAACAAACTATGTTGTAAATTGTGAGACAAGCACTTCTTTCACTTATTTCATAACTTCACCAACATTAGATAATTCGGACTATCCAAATTTTACTTCCATTACAACAACACAGGATGGAACCATGATAGTCGTTTCCGCAAACGATGATACTTATGGAGGAATTTATTGTTTACAAAACAATGGCGGAGATGAATTTACTCCTAATACTCAAAGCAGCCGGAGCGGTAATTGGCAAATGAATGGTGTAATCGGAATAAAATTTCAATTGCCATCAACATATTCGACAA